AGTAGGCAATACTCACCTATTTACCATGCAAGATGGTACATATAGTGTAGAATTAAAAGATTTATACGATGAGTTTACTGCAGCAATCTTAGTAGGTGCAGTTACTGGTGATGCAGGAAAAGCCGCTATTGCAGGTGGTACACAGTTTATTAAGTCTGAAGTTATAGAATCTTATGCTATTAAAGCAGGAAAAACTGCTTTTGACAATGTAATAAAAGCAGGAGGAGGTATAGAAACTGCTCAGAAGGCTGCCGATGCTGCTACTACAAAATGGAAAGGTTTTGGTGGTGCTGCAACTTCTATAGCAGGCGTACTAGCTTTAGGCGGTGATGAGGAGGCTGCTCTTACTGCAGGTGTACAACATTTAGTTACAGAATTTGGTGCTGAAAGATTAGGCGAAATGATGGGTGTTGAAAATCTTCCTGGCTTTGAAACTGTGACTGATGCCCAAGGTGCAGTAGGTGGAGCTGCAATAGCTGCAGTAGTATCTTTCTTAAGAACTGGAGATGTAGAACAAGCAGCTATATCAGGAGCAACATCCTATCTATTCTCTGTAAATCCTGTATTAGGTATTGCAGCAATGGCTTTACAATTCTTAACAGCTAAAAAACCTTCATATAAATCAGGTTATGCTTCGTTTGATTTTGATGAGTTTAAAATGAATACCTACTCACAGGGAGACTATGATCCTAGCAAAGCAAATCCATCTAATGTAGAGTTTTCCCAAAAGTTATTAAACCCTATGATTCCTTACATGCAAGAGTTAGAAAAAACAACAGGTTTTGATTTTAAAGGTGACTTACAAATACATTATTCACAAGGTAAAAAAGGTGCAGGAGTGTATTATACTATAGGTAACAGAGATCAAGAAGGTTTATCTGCTAGAGAAATGTTTTTAAATAGACCAGACTACTATGATGGTAAAGATCAGTCTACACAAGATGGTGGTAAAGTTTATCGTAGGCATTTCCAAGCCACACAAGAAGGTTTAGAGGCTTTATATGAAGCTTTGTATGCTGATTTAGAGTATATTGCTAAAAACAAAATTACAGATTTAACACATTATACAGGAGTAGTAAAATCTGCAGAAGAAATACAGGCAGGCTTAAAAAACACTGGTTTTGACATGAGTAGCCTGTCTTTTATGCAAGACGGTGGAAAAATACTTGACAGAAATCAAAAAGTGTTGTATAATAGTAACCAAGCAAAGAATTACGGACTTGTCAACAAAAAAGGCAAAGCTCCACCGTCTGCAAGAGCAGATGACGTTCCAATGACTTTAAAAGAGGGAGATTACGTACTTTCTCAGCCTGCTGTAAACCTTTACGGCAAGGATACAATAGAAAGAATGGTTCAAAGAGCAGCTAATGAAGCAGGCACAAATCTTAAATCTGGTGGTAAAGTACCAGTAAATGTACACAACGGTGAATACATTATACCTAAGAAATTAACAGAATATATAGGCTCCAATGTTCTAGAGAATATGAACAATAGGGGTCTTATGTCAGTTGGTGATAAGACCAACATTTAACCGATAGCTACTTGCGAAAGCAACCCTATCACTTTAATAACTAATATGGGCTACCTGCAGCAAACAGCCCCCATTGAGGTACAGATGAACGAAGAAAACCAAAAGGAAAAAGAAGACCTAGAACCAGTTCCATATCAAGGAGCTTACAGACAAGAACTAGAAGATGAACCAGAAGCGGACACCACAGAAGAGGATACTCAGCAAGAGGCTACTCCGCAGGCAAAATCAGAAACTAGTTTTGTAGAGAAGACCGAATCAACAGAACCTGAACATGACTATAAGAAAAGGTATGATGATTTAAAAAGACACTATGACGCTAAAATAGAAGAGTTTAAAGGAAAAGAACAAGAACTTTTAAGCTTGGCAAAACAAGCATCAGATGGTGGAATTAATTATAAACCACCTAAAACCCCTGAAGAACTAGAAAAGTTCAAAGAGGAATATCCAGATGTTTATAACGTTATAGAAACGGTGGCATATTCTCAAGCAGATAATAAGACTAAATCTCTGCAGTCAGAAGTTGAAGAACTTAAAAAAGAAAGAGTACAGCTAACTAAACAGAAAGCTGAACAAGAACTTTTAAGATTACATCCAGACTTTATGACTATTAAATCAGATGAAGATTTTATTAACTGGTTAGAAGATCAACCACCATCCATTGCAGATGGAGTTCTTAAGAATAACACAGATGCAAAATGGGCTTCTAGGGTACTAGACTTATATAAAGCCGATAAAGGTATTAATCGTACATCAAAACGGAAGGACACTTCTGCTGCTGAATATGTTCCAACTAAAAAGAAAGCGGAACCTAGTAAAGGCAAGAAAGAGTGGACTTCTGAGGAAATCAGACGGATGAAACCTCACGAATTTGAAAAGTACGAAAAAGAAATCGACTTAGCAAGAAGAGAGGGCAGAATCCGTTAGTTTATTAACTTTTTAACTAACAAGGATATAGATTATGGCTATCTCAAGTTCAGCAGGTTATACTAACTTGCCTTCAGGTAATTTTTTACCTGAGATTTACAGTCAAAAAGTTCTTAAATTCTTCCGTAAAGCTTCAGTTGTTGAGGATATTACCAACACTGACTATACAGGAGAAATTGAAAACTTTGGCGATACTGTAAGAATAATAAAAGAACCAACAATCTCTGTCTCTTCATATGCAAGAGGTGCTGCAGTTAATACGCAAGACCTAGCAGATGATGAAATTCAATTAACTATTGATAAAGCTAACGCATTTGCTTTTAAAGTAGACGATATTGAAGAGAGACAAGGACATGTTAACTTTGAAACATTAGCAACGTCAGCAGGTGCATATGCACTTAAAGACAGCTATGATGCAGAGGTTCTCTCAAACATCGCTTCAAGTGTTACTTCAACTAACACATATGGTGCGGACCACGCAACAAACTCAATCGACACTGGTTTTGATACTGATGAAGTTGACCCTATTAACGTACTTGCTCGTCTAGGAAGACTCTTAGATGACGGAAACGTTCCTACGGACAACCGTTGGGCTGTTGCTGCTCCGATTTTCTTTGAACAACTACAACAAACAAGCTCAAAATTGGTAGACGCTAACTTCTTAAACGAAGGTAGTTCACAAATTAGAAATGGCTTAGTAGTTCCACAACTAGTAAACGGCTTTAGACTTTATAAGTCAAATAATATGCCTGCTGCTAGTACTTCTGACGTTTATCAAGTGTTAGCAGGACACCAAGGTGGTGTATCTACTGCTTCACAGATTGCTAAAACTGAAGTTGTAAGGGACACTGAATCTTTCGCTGATATTGTTCGAGGCTTACATGTATATGGAAGAAAAGTTCTAAGAACTGAATCCATTGCAAAAGCCTTCGTTAAAATAGATTAGAAGGAGGATAACTAATGGTTACTTTAACTAAAACAGGCGGTACAGGTACTACAGGACACGTTGCAGGTAATGCTGTAGCTAAGACTTACGTACAGTCAACCGTTATTGATGGTACATCTACCGCTTTAACAAGTGGTGATGTTTACCAAGCGATCAACCTTCCTGCTAACTCTATAGTAATGAGTGCAGGTATTGATGTTATTACTGCAGGTACTGGAACAGGTACACTTGCATTAGGAGACGGTACAGTAACTTATGTTGCTGCTGCTGTTCAAACTGCTGCAGGTCAAATGACTTCTGGAGATGCTCTTGCTGAACTCGCTGTTACTTATGCAGCAGCAGATACACTAGATGTAACTGTTGCTACTGCAGACGTTAACTCTAAAGTCCGAGTATGGGCTCTTATTGCTGACATTAATGGTCAAGGTGATGATGAAACAGGCGATACATTCGCTGAATAACCAACTAAGGTGGGGGGTTAATTCTCCCCACTTTTTACAGGAAATACGATGAAAAACATATTTATAATAGCTTTATTAGGTTTTAGCATCACAGGATGTGCAGCAAGTGCAATTAATATTTCTGCAGATATACCTAAAGAGCAAGAAGTAATAATTTCAATAGAAACTAAAAAGTCAAACGATTAATTATGACTGATGTAACTCTTCCTAATACTTTTGTATCTGCAGGGGTTGCACCATCGACTACAGATAGGACAGATATCTATGAGTGCCCTAATAATTTTAAAGGAATTTTAAGATACGCTACTTTAGCAAATACATCAAATTCAACTTCATCAGGTAAGTTAGAGTGGTATGATTCTTCAGAAACTACGTATTATGCATTGTGTGGTAATTTGGGTTTAGCAGGGGATGCTCACGAAGATTTTACAAATCTATATATAGTTTTAGACTCAGGAGATAAAATAACAGTAACTGCAGGTAATGCAGATAGAATAAACGCTGTAGTAGGCGTAGAACTAGTTTATAATCCTCTATTATCATAGGCAAAACATGGCATCATTTCTTTCATTAGTAAACAAAGTATTAGTAGAATTAAACGAACCTACATTAGCTACATCTGTAGATTTAACTTCGGCATCAGCTACTGTAGGAATACAGAATACAGTAAAAGAAAACATAAATAAGTCTATAAGAGATATAGCTACTTCTGAGGTAGAATGGTCTTATCTAATAGCTTCAGGCACATCTGCACTAACAGCAGGTATATCAGAATATACCGCACCGACAGCAGCTAACACAATAGATTGGGATAGTTTTATCCTACTACCTACAGAACTTATAACTAATGGTGAATTTACAAGTAATATAACTAATTGGACAGAATCAAGTTCTGGTACTGGTTCAGCAACATATTCTTCAGGTTTATTATCTTTAGCAGCAGGCTCAGGAACATCTGCAGTTTACCAAGCAGTGTCTTTAACTAGGGGTAGGCAATACATGGTATCATTTGCTATGAAAAATGCTAGCGAATCTGGTACAGCTATTAGCCCTAGCCTTGACGTTTCTGTAGGTACAAGTGCACTAGCTACTGACGTAGTGACAGGCACATATACATCTGCAGGTGGATCAAATGATGAAGGTGATTTAAGTTATCACAACTTTACTTTTGAAGCATCTGCTACACAACATTTTTTAACAATAAAAAATTCTACAGCATCTTCCACGGTACTTGTAGATAACGTAAGCGTAAAAGAAAATTTTCATCCTAAAAGCTTAAAATATTTAAATGAGGATGAATGGAGACAACGTGTTGCCAATACTGACAAACACCAAAACCCAGACCATTTTGCAGAGCCTGATTGTATATACAGGACTACTAGTTCTGCTACAGCAATTACGTTTGGGGTATCACCTGTTCCAGATAAAAGTTCTTATACAGTGGAGTATGATTATTATACTGCCCCTACAGACTTATCTGGTTCAGATGACACGCCTAGTTTACCAACTCGTTACCACGACCTTATAGTAAAAAGGGCAGCTTACTATACTTTACTTACACGTTCTGACCCACAATTAGCACAAGTATACTTACAAGAGTACAGCTTTGGCTTACAAAGAATGAGAACCGATTTGCTTAACCGTAAAAATTACATGTTTGCAGTCTAATGGCAGATATGTTGAACCCATATGTAGTTGACCTAGTAGGAGGTCTTGTATTGAATAAATCTATGTTTGAAATGCAACCAGGAGAAGCTTTAGAATTGACAAACTTTGAACCAGATATAGGTGGTGGTTACAGAAGAATAAATGGTTTTGCTAAATTTAATACAAATGAAGTTACATCTGGAAGTACTACAGGTGCTATACTTATGTCTGCTATCTATAAAGATAAGGTTATAGCAGCTAGAGGTACAGAAGTATTTAAACTAGGTAGTACTGGTGCTGTAAGTTCTATAGATACAGGCAGAACTAGTGCAGGCAGATATGATTTTGATGTTTACAATATGAGTGGTACAGAAAAAATAATATGGGCTGATGGTGCTAACAATGCATCCTCTTACGACAATAGTTCAGTAACAGATATTAGTGGTACAGGAGCACCTGTCAATCCTAAGTTTGTAAAGATATTTAAAAATCATGCTTTTTATGCAGGTATGTCTGCTACACCTCAAAAAATAATATTTTCTGCTCCGTATGCAGAAGGAGAGTTTAGTGCCGCTAAAGGTGCAGGTTCTATATCAGTAACTAGTGATATAGTAGGATTAAAAG